CTTCCCGACAAAATTTCATCGCCAAAATTAGTTTCTGTTTCAAGATGATGTAATGATCTAACATTAGATAATGCAGAATGAATAAGAAGATTTCCAGGATACCCAACTTGATATAACGTAATTAAACTTTCTAAATTTGATAAACAATCTTTCAATAAATTAATTCTTAATTTTTTCATTAATTTCACCTTATCAACTCCAAGAATTTCTCTAAAGCATATCTAGGAATCTCAACAATGCATTTTATTTTTTCATTATTATGACCCCAACATTCGTAAATAATTTCTATTTTATCATTTCCACCATATTTTAACTTTGTGGTGAGATTATCATCTTCGCATATATGTAATTCGTAGTAGATGTTATTCATAATTTACTCTCAGGAATAGGATCACCATACTTCCAACATAAATCAGTAACTTTTATCATTAGCTCAATATCATCTGGTAATATTTCTCGAGAAGTTAAAAATTCTTCATTTTTTTCAACGAAATTTTTAATAGTGATCATTAATTTCAATGCCAATATTTTTTGATATACATCAATAATTTCTTGTTTTTCACTGCTCATGTTTCACATCCAATTTATGCCTAATAAATTCCAGCACGTCATCTATCTGTCTACAATGATAATAATTCCCATAAATGCATGATATGCACCAGAGTATAAATGCGACTGTCATGATCGTGTATAATAAGTTCATTGCTTTATCTATCATTTTTAAAAAATCCTGCATGTATTAATTCTAAATACAAAGTAGAATATAATCTTTCCTCAAAATTATCTTTGTATGATTGCCTGAATTCTGGAAAAAACTCGTCTAATATATATGCTATTTCAACAACAACTTGATCTAATCTTGTTTGTATATCTTCTTGTAAACCTGGTATTTTCATTATTATTATCCTCTTTATTCATGTTCAATCAATTTACCCTTTTGAATTTCCATAAATTCAATCTTATTTTTCTCGCCTAACATTTTGTTGTAATCTATTTCTAGTCTGATAGATAACAAAATATTAGCCGCTAACATTGCACACGAATTAGCCTCTTCTGGTTTTATTCTTTTATCTACTAATGCCTCTATTTGCTCAGATATAAAACTTCTTAGTTCACTTACTTTATTTATTGCCATATCTTTCAATCTCACTTAACTGTATTAATACTTTTATTAGTTTTCTTCGCGCAATTAAGTGCGAATTTGTAAGACCCAAACGTCTTTGTAAAACCAACTCATCATGTTCTTTTGTTAATTTTTCATTGTACCGTTCTCTATAATATTTATTTAGCTCGTTATATCTGCTTCGATTATTTCTTTTGTATTCACTTGTTTTTTCATTAATCTTTTCTTTGTTTTTAATGTAATTATTTCTATGAACTTCTTTCATACAAAGTTTGCATTTATACCTTTGATTTCCATGAGTTATCCCAGACTTAATTATTTGATTTTGTGTCAAATCACCGTGTTTTTTACACGTTTTTATTATTGTCATCTCTCTTAATCCTTTTCATAACTTCTTCTGTTTTCATCTTGTAATATTTTTTCTTATAATGATAAATAGCTGTCTCTGAACAATTAAGAACCCTCGCAATATGTATTAGCTTCTTTTTTTCAGACAAATATTTATATATCAACTTTTTTTCTTCTTTGGTTAATACTCTGCGAGGTTCTTTTTTCATTTGAATTTAGTAAGTGGCTTAACTTTTCAAATTTACTTTATCGTTTTTAATAATCTCTTATTTTCTTTGTTTTTCTTTATTTCTTCTTGTCTCTTACGATAAACTTCTTCTTCATAAGCTGTGTAGTCTGCTGAAGCTGATAATACATCATCCCCCCGAATTATTACTTGAAGATATTTCGTTAATGAATCAGCCATGAATCCCGCAGCATTTCCTTGTGGAGACTCTGTTTCGTATAGTAAACAAAGCACTTCTCCCATTAACTCTATTGCTGCTTGTAGAATGTCTTGTTCAGTCATTTCAATTCCGTTTTCGTCTATCATTTCAGTTATTCCTTTTTGGATAGGTTATTGTCCATAAAATATTTCATCTATTCGTTTTTCACATTTATTAAAAAGTCTCTTTTCTTCTCTACTAAAATTATATTTGCTTCTCTCGCATAGAGAATATTGTATACCTATTATCCATGATAAATCCCATATGATTTCTATTAGTTTTTCTCTTGGTTGGTTTTGAAAATAACTTATTTCAGATGACACGGTACATTTCCTTTGTAGGTTGAATATTGTTGCTGATTGTTTTTTCTTGCTGATTGTTGCTCTTTAGAAAAAAGAATTATTTTATTGCGGATCATTATTTATTTACCTCTCTAGTAAATAATATTCTCATTAAAGAAGGATGAACCAGGGCGGTGAGATTCCACCTTTTCGCGCGGCCACGCTAGATTCGAAACGCATGATAGCATTAAGTTTTCTTAAAGACTATTACCTAGAACCAAAATCAAAGAGTAATTAAAGATAAAACTATTGATTACAATCCCAAAAATGGTGTATATTTTAATCAACGAAGCGTAGGTTATAGGTAGTCCCTTCGTCTGCCAGAAAGGCGCGTATATAGATTTCTATGCTGCCCGCTTCAGCAATCTAAATTAAATGGTGTGCATGATGCACGTTAGTTTATTTATTTTGCTGGAGACACGGATATGTCTTTTTCGGGCAATACTTTTAATAATACTCAATACATTCTTGACGAAACCTTCGTCCGCTTCATAAATTATCTTAATTTTGCAAAAGTTTCGAACAGAAACCTAGAAGGTGACTTCAAAGGATTAAAATACGCAACTGGCCAAACAATTAACTATCGTTTGGAAGAACGTTATATGGGCGGATTTGGCGCAACGGCGACTAGTGAAGCACGTGTGCAAGTTATCCGACCTTTAACCATTGATACACAATTCCATACCATGGTCGAGTTTTCAGGGTTCGAATTAACTTTCGATCGCGCTCGTGACCAACCCTATTTAGACATGATGCTAAACCCACGTGCTAAACGGTTGGCTAACATGGTTGAGCAGTTCATCGCACAAGACAATTTCCAATTAGCTACCTATCAAGCATGGGGAACCCCAGGCGTTGCAATTGATAGAACAACTGTCTTCCAAACAGATGCCTATATGACAGAACTTGGTATTCCTGAAGATGGAAATCGCTACTGGGCGAATCCTCCAATGATCTCAGCTACCTTGGCAGATGATCTCTCCAACGTCTTCAATATGACCGTTAACCGCGGCGCGTTGCTAGATGGATTTGTAGGTCACTTATCAGGATTTGACTTCTTCAAAACCAACTTCTTGATAAGACAAGTCGCAGGTGTTGGTGAAGCTGGTGGCTCACCTCCAACGGGTTACAAACTTGCAGGTACTGTAACCAATGGACCTATTACTGGTGGAAATACCATTGAAGTAACAGGTCTTGTTGCGAGTCAAGCTGACGCCTTCAATGCTGGTGACATTATTACAATCGCCGTGGCTTCAGAAGTCTTTATGGTTAATCCATTGACCTATGAACCATTAGCACAGACTGCGCAGTTTGTTGTTACAGAACAGGTTGCGTCTGACGGTTCAGGTAATGCAACAATACCAGTAAGTCCAACCATTGTGACAAGTGGTGCAAGACAAAATATCTCTCAAGCCATTCCAAATGGTGCGCAGGTATTACTTGCATTGACCCACAACGTGTCAATTGCCTTCCATAACCAAGCTATTGTGTTTGCGGCTCCCCCCATTAAAGAGCTTAAAGGTGGTGTTGAAGCAGTCACTTCATATAGCGATCTTTACAAAATGGCAATGACTTACTCTCTCGGTGCAGACATCCGTAACTATGTTCAATTAGATCGTATTGACATTATCGGCGGTGTTGCAATTAATCCGGAATTTGCCGTAAGGGTCATGTCATAGGCTATGTTGTCCGATTTGGGGCGTACGAACACATCCGTCGTGCGCCTCTTTTTTCGGAAGTGAAGCGAAGTGAAGTGAAGTTAAGGTCAATGTTTCGTTTGGAGATAGTCAAGTTATGAAATTGCACAATGGAAGGTTGCAGAAAGATAAGGAATTTAAAGTAAAACCTAATCTGCATGAAGGCCAATTTAACTATTTGGGTAGATGGGTTGATAAGCATAACTTTAGGGCTTTTGTTTACGACAAGGATGGTAAAGAAAAGCTTGCTAATACTTATGAAGATTTTCAGATACTTACAACTTCAGGTATTTGGTTTGCAAGTAAAGAAATTGCTAAGGAAATAGCGGAGATAACCAAAGCAACGGAAACGACTGAAGTAACTGAAGCGATTGAAGCAAAAGATATTTCACGCAAAGAACAAAGAAAAGAACCGCAAAAAGAACATTCCGCCGCTGTCATTTCTCTCAAAGGAAGGAAGAAAAAAGATGGCACTATATGCACAACCAGTTAGGGATTTTGTACAAGATGCTTATCAACTAGTAAGCGCAAACAGTCCAACTGCTCCATTACACGGTAATGATCTACAGAAGGGCATTCAATTTCTTAATGAACTATTAAAAGCATACAGTTCTAGTTCTTTAATGTTAACCATTTCAAAGAAAATATCTTTCCCTGTGCAGATAGGACAACAGTTTGTGACATTTGGTGATCCGACTTATACGCCAACACCAGATGTAACGGAGGGTCGATTATCTAATATTTCTAATGCATGGCTTTTGCTAGACGGTGTTACTTATCCATTGATCGATGAATCTCGTAATGTTTTCTTTGGTAGTTACAAATACGAACCTCAACTAGGTTTGCCAAGATTTATCATCCTTACTGACGACACTAATTTAACAACCATGCAGTTATATCCTGCACCTTCACAGGTATATACGTTATTTGTTTATGGAAAGTTTGAGCTTCCTTATCTCACAGCAAATGATGATATGGCTATGTTTCCTTTGTACTACTACCGTTATCTACGATTCGCACTTGCTAGAGAATTAGCTTTCTACAAGGGGCGATCTTCCGCATGGGATGCAAAACTTGAAGCCATGTACCAAGAAGCTAAAGATGATATGGAATCTGTCAGTGAGATGAACCTAACGATAGATAGCGACAATGAAAGTTACTTGAATGGTAGCTGGCGTGTCAGAGCTGGGATATAGGAGTAGATAGCTAATGGGTGCATCTACCGGACAATATGAAATTCGTGAATTACCGATTATCGGTCCATACAACCGACAACGGTTCAAGCACTGGTCTCCCGAAGACACAGCGAATTTCTACAGCGTAAAAAGTAATCGTGCCAAAGAAGAACTTGCAATGTATCCAGCAATGGGTCGTGCACATATCAAATATGCAGGTATTAATCGTTTAGCATTTGATTCTGAACCACGTGCAGAGTTTAAAACGATTGATTATGCTTACTTCGTTGTTGGCAATACTATTTATCAAGTTGATGCACAGTACAATCAAATAGTACTAACAGGTCTTTTAACTATTGCTGGTGAAATTTATTTTGATTTCCTTGTAGTAAATGACATCGTATATGCGGTTTTTGTTGATACGCAGAAAATATATATCTACCAAGAAGGTACTAACGCATTACAAGTTGTTACCGATCCTTTAGCGCCTGGAAATTTTACTGTTAATGGAAGATTAACGAAACCTGGTTTTATTATGGCTTTCGGAAATAGAATCGCGGTTTCTGTTAGAGATAGCTCCCAATTCGTTTTATCTGCAATTAATCTTCAAGGAAATGGCGCTGTAAATCCTCCAGGATATAACTTCGATCCTAGTAAAGTATGGACGAACTTTATAACTCTACAAGTATTTGCTTTGGAGAGTGGCATTATCCGGCAAATGGGTGTTTTAAATAATACAGCATATATATTCACAGACTACACAACTGGTATCTGGTCGAATATTCCAGCGGTTTTCTCGGGTACTGGTGTGACATTCCCTTGGAAGAAAAACGCTACTTATGACTGGAATTTTGGTATCGCAAATCCAACTTCACTTGATATTAATTTTGGATTGTTAGTGTTCCTTGCTAAGAATCGAGATGGTTTACTGAAATTCATGGTGAGTGATGGAAGCCAACCTAAGCCTCTTAGTGACAAAGCAATTGACACAATGTTGCAAGATTACACCAATCGACTTGGCACAAATAATCCTTTTCTATCTAGTAATTCTAATGGGTTTATTTATCAGTACGAAGACACTATTTTCTATCGGTTTTCTGGCGGAGATTACACAGGAACGACTATTCTCGATCAAGAACAAAATGCAAATTCCATTGAATTTAATTTCGAAACAAGTGAGTGGCATAGATGCATAGAATTAAATGGTGAACGCAACCGTGTAAAAAACCATATATATTTTAATTTTAAACATCTTGTTACTTTGACTGAAGATAATACTGTTTATAGTTTATCAGGACAGTATTACTTTAACGAAGTTAGAAACAATGACCAACCCGATATACAGGCTCCCAATGCTTATTTTGCTTATCCGATACGTTATGAACGTACTACACCAATTATTTATGAAAAAGATTACTCAGAATTTGAAACTGAATTTGTTCAGATTGATTTTGTATTCGGCGATAGCAATATTAATTATTCAACTGCTCCTTTTGATAATTCAGAATTTCTAATTCATGAAGAACTATTAGGTGGAGAAGTACAATATATTATTGCAGAACAACCCGATTCCGATGGTCAGCCAGTGTTTATACTGGGACAGGATGGTAACTTTCCTACATTAGCAGATAACACTTACAACTATCTTTTTAATCCGCATGTAGAACTATATTGGTCTGATGATGGCGGTATATCTTTTAATTCTGCTGACGTTAGAGAATTCTCACAAATGGGTGTCTACCAATGGCGTATGCGCTGGTACCAGTTAGGAACGTCGCGTAACAGAGTCTACAAGTTAGTATGTGTCAGCATGGTGCCGATAGTGGTGTTAGGTGGGATCATGAATATGCGCAGGATTAGCGGAGGAGCTTACTAATAATGTCTGAAGAACTGAACGAATCTATAGCATTAGAAGTACTTGATCCGGCTGACGTCGAGCAAACGCAATTTGGTCCGGATATGAAACGTTGGCTTGCGAATCTTGTCGATGTAGTGAACGCTAATTTCACGGCTATCAAGAATTGGATGAATAACTTCATTACTTCCGCAGGTATAGATATTGGTGGCGGAGGGGCTGGACCAATTACGGTTAATGTTGTTGGATTAACATCGTCAGGGTTTGTGAATGTAAGTTTGATCAGTACGACAAATCCTAATATTACGATTTTAACTGTAGTGCCAGGATTAAATAGTTTTGCAATTACATTTAGCGCTGATCCTGGAGCTAGTGCGATAATAGTGTATCAGGCGTTTATTGTTAATCCGCAAGTATAGGGAAGCATAAACAAGGAAGGAAGCAGCTATGGGATGGGGACCGATCGGGGATATTTTAGATACAATTATCAATCCTGGACGTGGTTATGAGAAAGCACAACAAGCTAATCAAGCAGGATGGAATGAAGCCAAAGACATTTTAGGGCCTTATGCCAAGCACGGTAATGAACAATATGAAATGCTAAATAAGGCTATCCAAGCGTTAATGCATCCAGAGGAACTTGCTAATCAATGGGCGTCCGCTTACCAAAAATCTCCATATGCTCAGAGAATGCTTGATCTAAACACTGGTCAGGGACTTGAAGAAGCATCACGCATGGGACTTATGGGAAGCAGTGGTGCATTAAACAATATCCAGCAAGGCGCTGGTAATATTGTTGCTCAGGATAGACAGGCGTTCTTGAAAGATTTGATGGATAAATATCTTGCAGGATTGGGAATAGGACAGAATATTTATAATCAAGGTGCTAACGCTGCAGGAAATTTGGCGGGTGGCGCCCAACGGTTTGGTGAAGGTCAAGCTGGTTTTGAATATGGAAAATCAATGGCACCGTGGGATATGTATAACAGATTCGCAGGACAAATTGGCAGCGCTCTAATGGGTGGATTTGGTGGTGGCGGGATGCGTTAATAAGGATATAAAGGAGATTTATAAATGGCATCTGTTGGAATTGGTGGAGTTCCTATACCTGGTACACCTGGAGATATTGTTCAAGAGGCCTATGCGCCTTTTCAAAATATGCTTCAAAAACTTATGGAACAAAAAGTTCAACGAGAACAGCTTGCTGAACAAGTGCGCGCACATAATCTTACTCATCAATATAATATGGGTAGTCTTGCAGAACAGAGACGTTCTCATAACTTAACACATGAATACAATATGGGGCATCTTGCTATACAAAAAGCAGCAGAAAGTAGAGCAGAAAGATTAATGCCCTATATGATGCAACAATATGAAGATACACATAATAGAAAAATGTCTGATAATCATGTGGCTAAATTAAAGTCACAATTAGCACAATATGAAT